TCTGTAGGCGTGGTCCTTGAGTCTGCGGGAAATATTTACGGTGAACCCCGCATAGGAATCACCAGTAACTTTGTTTGTAAGTAGATAGATGTTATACATACCACTATTTAGCATTCGTGTGTGAAAGGATAATCATGGAAGATCAAGACCCCTACCTTATGAATCGCTTAGGGAATATCACCAATCGTTTCCAGCAGATTGACCAGCACAGACGAGTGGTCTGTGTGTGCTCTGCTGGACTACTCCGTTCACCTACGGCAGCCTTTGTGCTGTCACAAGCACCGTGGAATTTCAATACTCGTGCTGTGGGTCTTGTACCACAGTTTGCTCTGGTGCCCCTGGACCGGGTCTTGCTAGAGTGGGCCGATGAATTTGTGTGTATGTCACAGGAGCAGGCCGACGAGGTACTCGGTAGACTTCGTGCTATCCAGGTAACAACGCCCGTGACGTGCCTCAATATTCCTGATAATTTTGCCTACCGTGATCCTGAGTTGATCCGGTTGATAAAAGAACGCTACGAGTATCATAGTCATTTATCTGTTCGCCCTCATGGGCGAGCATAAATAGCGTCGAGGTCTAAGATGGGTTGTTACGATACAGTCATGGTTCCGTGTCCTTCCTGTGGGAACAGAGAGCCATTTCAAACAAAGTCTGGAGAGTGCTTGCTCAAGGAATACGATCTTGAGGATGCCCCCCAAGAGGTGTTGGGTGACGTCAATCGACATGCTCCCTATGATTGTCAAAAGTGTGGTGCGTCGTTTTACGTGAAGGCAGTTGTTACCGCGACCCCTGCACTGTGGACTGAAGCAGAAGTCATAGACCTAGATGACCGCTAAACTTAAAAGGAAGTCGAACATGCGAGTGAAAAATACCGACACAACGGTTGAGCGTGTGAACCAACTTCTGAATACAGAGGAACCCACGTACCCCGGTCTCCCTACGGAATTATCCTCCAACGATATTGCCCTTGCCCTGAATTGGTATAGCCAAAATCAAGACAAAGACCAATCCCATAAGTACCTCGCCGAATACTGCAAGTCCAAAAAGATCAAGGTCTCTCAGCGACAACTCGACATGCAAGTACCCACCTTGGGGTTTGTGTGTCGGATGCTGTCTCGCGGCGCGATCCTCGATACGAAATCACAGGACTGGCTTGATACGCGGCTCAAAAATATGGCACTGGTACGTGAGAAGCTGTTTAACGAACGCCAGGCGACCCATGCCCCCGCGCCCCTTGCGAAGCCTGTGGCGATTCAGGACCGGCTCAAAGAGAAATTCAGCAAGTGTATCGGGGCCCTCGAAGGTCTCGTTGACGAGTTTATTCTTTCCGATTTCAAGACCCAGCCCAACTTCCTCTCGGTCCTCCGCGCCCACGAAATCAATGTCCAACATGGTCCGTCGATTGTCAATTTCTTTAAGAAAAACCGCGATGAATTCAAGGTGGCCCACGATGGCACGGATGCCCAGGTGAGTGAGGCCTACAGTAACTACACAGTTCCTCAATTGAGGAAAATGGAAAAGTTGTATGATGGGATTATGTCGGATACTCTGAGTGCCATGGGTGAATCGAAGGTCCCGAAGAAAAAGACCAGGAAAACAAAATGACGACCTGGATACATGTAAATCAGCATAAGATTCGTGCTAACAAGACGCACGGCACGAACGAACCCGTCATTACAATCAAACAGGGCCGCAAGAATACCTACTGTCACCGTGTCGCGGTACTGGGACCTTCTGAGGTTGTCTACTCTGGTAATGAGGGTACCCTGTTGCCCTGTGGTGCCCGTGTGGCAGTCCGTACCGAGGGGGAAGTGAAAGTCTTAGCATGATACTTGTTGACTTTAATCAGATTATGTATGCGACCATGTTTGGTCACATGGCTCATACCAAGCAGTCTGAGCCGGACATAAATATGCTCAGGCACCTGATGCTGAATAGCTTGCGGTCGTCCGTGCGGAGGTTTAAGCGGGAGTATGGTGAGGTCGTCGTGGTCTGTGACGACACGAACTACTGGCGCAAGGACATATTCCCGCACTACAAGGCGCATCGAAAGAGTGACCGCGAGAAGTCGCCGTTCAACTGGGTGGCGGTGTTCAACTGCATGGATACCTTGCGCGCCGAGATTCAAAAGCACCTGATGTATAAGGTGTTGCGAGTACCGAGAGCGGAAGCTGATGATATTATCGGTGTCTTGACTCCATTGTTCGCTGCTGAACAGCCCGTGATGATCGTCAGTGGTGACAAAGATTTTATTCAGTGCCAGATGTACCCGAATGTCCGGCAGTATTCACCACAGCTTGAGAAGTTGGTGGTAGTGGATGATCCCATGAGTACCCTCAAGGAACATGTGATCCGTGGCGACTCTGGCGACGGGATACCGAACATTCTCTCACCGGACGACGTGTTTGTGTTTGGCGAGCGACAGAAGCCCATTCAGTCCAAGAAGGTTGCCCTGTGGTTGACACAGACACCAGAGGAATTCTGTACCTCGGGTGATATGCTGCGGAACTACCGCCGTAACGAAATGCTCATAGACCTCAGACAGATACCTACTCACATGAAGGTTGAGGTGCTCCAGGCGTATGAGTCATCGACCCATGTGAGCCGTAGTGAGTTTTTGAATTACTTGATTGCATCTGGATTGAAAGAGTTGACGAGAGCCATAGAGGATTTTTAACCATTGGAGATTTTATGAAGTATAGCAATGTGTTGTTCAGTGAAATAGTCACAGAGTTTACCAAGTGCCGTGCACGTGACAAGCGCATCGAGGTCCTGCGGAAGTATGGGGATAATCGTTGGTTCCTAGAATTCCTCAACTATGCGTTCAACCCCAGGATTCAGTTCGATATTGACACCATACCAAGCTACAAGCCCGCGGTGGAACCTGCAGGGTTGAATTATGCATCGTTGACGAACGAGATTCGACGCTTGTATATCTTCATTATTGGTCACCCTAAGCGCACTGGGAAACCCCGTAAAGAGACACAGCTTCTCTATACCTTGTTAAGTTCCCTACACAGGGACGAAGCAGCGTTGTTGGTGAAGTTATTCGCCAAGGATCTTGAGGTGCCCTATCTCTCGGCGAAATTGGTGAAGGAGGCCTTCCCTCAGTTACCATTCGAGGTCAACGATCCCATTGTGGAACCTCCTGTTGAGAAGAATGAGCCGACCGTTGAGACCACGGTGGTTGTCACGGGCCCAAAGAAAACGATCAAGACCAAGAGGGTCGCAGCATAGGAATCATGAAAACCTTTGCGATTATCACCCCCACCATTGGGGGACCTGAGTTAGAAAAGTGCATCCTGTCCCTACGTGGGCAAGACTGTAAGCAGTATCTTATTCTGGATGGTAGGCCATGTTTCTCAGCGGTTGGAAAGATTATTCAAAAACTTCCCACTGATATCAACATCGAACTTATCCATTTGGGAAGGAATGTTGGTCGCACTGGTGGAAACTGGTATGGGCACAGGGCATTCGCTGCAGCTTCGTTCCTGGTGAATGAAGATGTGCTGTGTTATCTTGACCCTGACAATTGGGTGGAGCCGAATTATATTGATGCGTTCCGTGAGGTTTTGGATGACCCTGAGTATCAGTGGGCCTATACACTTCGTAAGATTGTGGACCCCCAGGGGAAGTATATTTGTCATGACGATTGCGAGAGTCTGGGGCATTGGCCTGTGATGGGTACTGAGGATCGGTACCATATTGATACAGGATGCTTTGCGGTACCGCGAGCGATTGCGTTGAAGGTTGGTCATAATTGGTATGGGCAGTGGGGAGCGGATCGACAGTTCTTTGGTGCGCTGAAAGAGTTCGCGCCAAAGTTTGGGTGTACCAATAAATACACTCTGAACTATCGTTTGGGCGGCGCGACGAACATGGCAACTCAGGAGATGTTTCTTCGCGGGAATGAGATCACTTCTAAACTGTATAAGGGGGAATTCCCTTGGCAAAGTCTCCGCGCACGAAAGCCGATGACGCTGACGTACCAGACAACAACCCCGAAGTAATCAGCATGATTCCTGATGGAGCCATGCAGATTGAGGACGTGGTCCAACTGGGACTGTTGAATCACCACACCCATTTCCTGGTTGGGGAAATTGATGACGCGAATGTAGGCAGAGCGATTCAGTGGATTCTCTATGAGAATAACAATACTCAGCACCCTGAGCACCTGACACTGTATATGAATTCTGGTGGCGGCGACTTGTATAATGCCTTTGCGCTTATTGACATTATCCTGAACTCGAAGATTCCTGTGTGGACTGTGGGCATTGGCAATATCATGTCGGGTGCCGCGTTGATTTTTGCCTGTGGAGCCAGGGGACACCGATACCTTGGAAAACACACAGGTATCATGATCCACCAGTTTACGTCGAGCATTGAAGGTAAGGAACATGAAATTGCGGCCTCGATGCATGAAATGGATTTGTGCCGAGAGCGCGTGAATGAATTGCTCGTGAAACAATGCAAGATCACCGACAAAACGGTACGTGAAAAACTCCTGCATCCATCAGACGTGTGGATGACAGCCCAAGAGGCGATACAGTATCACCTGGCTGATAAACTATTAACCAGCATTATTTAACGAAAGGACCGTGCCCGTGTTTATGTCTAGAAACCTAGAAAAGACTCCCAAGACGAAGTTTCGTAAAACTCAGTCGGAAGAAAAGGTAGTCGAGAAAGCAAAAAACCTTCCTAAGCACCAAGCCCGAGTGGAACCCCGTGGGTTTGATATGTGGGAAGACGAGGAGGTATCGAGCGATGGGTGCTGATTTGTCTACAGAAATTGCGGTGGCTCAGTCGGACGTGCGCCGAGCGGAAGTCGCGTTGTCGCAGGCTCAGCTAGAGTACCACCGAGTCCAGCGGCACCTGGAGTCGCTGATTCGCCAAACGGTGCCCGGAGTCTACGAGAACAAGCACGACGACCGCACCCTGCTGAATGGATAACATGGGCTCCGATGTCTCACAGGTTCCGTTGGTAGATTGTCGAGGGCTTCTGTGCCCCATGCCCATTGTCAGGACACGTTTGAAGCTGAATACCCTCAAGAAGGGCGACGAGTTGTTGATTATAGCTGATGATCCCACCTTTGCTGCCGACTTTCGGAGGTTCTGCTATCTGGCTGATTTGATTATCATTTCTTCCGAGAAAACCCCAGAATATCAAGCATACCACGTTAAAATCACCCGCTAACCCTTTGAATTTGTTGAAGAATTTAGTGCTTGACAATAGTTCCCATTTGTGACATAATTAGAGCATGGATACTAATAAGACTCCTGCCGATATGATTGAGAACGCCAGAGTGTTTGCTACTGCGGCCCATGCGGCCGTGGGACAGACGCGCAAGTATACCTTTGAGCCCTATGTGGTTCACCCCATCCAAGTCGCTGAAATAGTCAAGTCCGTTGGAGGCACCCCCGCAATGATTTGCGCGGCGTTGCTTCATGATGTGCTAGAGGACACCAAGGTTCCTGAGTGGGTGCTGAGAGTGGAATTTGGTGACCTTGTGACCGATATGGTTGTCTGGCTCACCAAGGTTGAAGTTCCTGGAAACCGCAAAGTCCGTAAGGAAGCTGAGCTAAGGCGTTTGGCTGGGGCCCCTGAAGAGGTCCAGACGATTAAGATTGCCGACATGATTGCGAATACCCCGTCGATTGTCAAGTGGGACCCAAAGTTTGCGAAAACTTTCTTACGCGAAAAACTAGAACTATTGGAAGTGCTCACGAAGGGTGACCGTAGACTTGTGGCCAGGGCGTGCTTACAACTTGCTGAGAAGGAGAAATCTGATGCGTAAGCTTGGGTATCGGACAGTGTGTAATGAATGTGACAAGGTGATTACTTCATCGAGTGGGGTGCGTTTGCTCAGTGGAAATTTTGATTCTACTTTGCCCAATAAGAAAATGACTAAGTTTACAGTGTATGCTCATTGTGACGAGTGCTATGAGGGTCTGAAACATGCCCAGGTTTGAAGTGAGAGTCAGCACCCTGTATCATTTTGATGCCGTGGACAAAGCGGAAGCCCGGAGGCTCGTGGAGTTTGGAGAAATGCCCTCTGACCACGATATGATTGTCACAAGTGTATCTGGGGTGTCTCGTATTATCACCGACGAAGAGTTACAAGCGGAGATTGAAAAGTCTGTGAGGTCCGACGATGGCGCATTGGGATGATAGCGGCACGGCCGTAGGATACGAAGGTAAGAAGGGCGACAAGCTTATAGCGAAATCCCTCCGTGGAAAGAAAGTAAAAGTGAAACAAAAAGCGAGCAAGAAGGTTTCCAAGCCCACCAAGGTTCCTTTGGGCAAGTCCGTGGTTATGCTTGATGAAGGTGAGGACCTGGATCATCTCTATAATCTGTTTGGTGTCTCAGATGAGCAGGATATTCAGGGAGTCGTGGATGGTTCAGTTGGCGAGGATTGGTAATTGAAAGGATAAATAATGGCGCAGCAACAGAAGTCTCAACAGCAACTCGGCACCCGTGCGGTGTTTCGTTCTTGGTTGTCAACGGTCAAGAGCATGACCTACACCAAGTATGCCTCCATGAAGGTCGCGGATAAACTCGTGATCTATCAGGAGTATGGCAAGCGCAAGGGACCGGGTCTCAAGAAAGGTCAAGTCAAAAATGAGTCTGGACAAAGCGATAGCTCACAAGAAGGAACAGAGGTCTCCGCATCGAAGGTCGAAGTTATTTGACCCCTCGTGTCGGAACCACAAAGGCTGTCCGTGGTGCCAAGGCAACCGGATGTATCAATCACACAAGGCCGAACAGTCGGCTCATGAACGAGGAATCATAGACAAATGGTAAATAAAGACTTGTTGGCTCCAAAGGAAATTACCCGCGCCGAACTGAAAGCGTTGGTGGATGAGTGGACCGAAAAGGGTGGCAAGATCACACAATGCCCACCGGGTGTTGCTCTTAATTTTCGTTCAGCCGAGTTGGAAAACAATCCTGTTCAGTCGAAGCGTCGGTTTCCCAAGCCCGTGACCGCAAAAAAGGCCGGGAAGGCGAAGGACAAGACCAAGAAACAACGGTGGAAGTAGGGATTGTCAAGTGTGCGGGAGTGTGCTTTAATATCATGCGTGGAGGTTTACAATGTCAGTAGGACGTGGTCGAAGTAAGAAAGTTTCTCAGGCGGAAAAGATTTTGGTGGTGCTCATGGACGGTCATGAAGCGCCTATCGGGGAGATTGAAACGCTCCTGGGTGGGCAGATTGTGCTTGCTCGTCTGTCGGCGTACCTGTGGGACCTCAAACAAGTGAATGCCGAGGTCAAGCGAAACAAGGTCGGTCGCAAAGTCGTGTCCATCCAGTTGATGAACACCGAGGCGATGACGGACTACCTGAGAGCCCGTGGTCTCATTGCTCCGCTCCCTGTGGTGCTCAAAGCCGAAGATTTAATGGTCGCTTCCGTTTAATTTTGGTGGAGTTGAGTGGGATTCGCCACCAGGAATGCCATTCCTGTTCTGGCGGCACCCGCCTTTAGGGTGTTTTGCTGGAAGTCGAATGCTCACTCAACGGTCCATCTCTCTAGGACATTATGAGTTTTTTATCCGATAGCCTTGAAAGACACCTGAGGGAAATTCAAAACCCCTCCAAGGTGGTCGCTGCGAAACCAGAAGTTTCGTTTGAACGCATTGTCGCAACCAAGTCATTGTTCTTCAAAGAAGGAACCTCTGATAAAGAGTATCACATTCAGGTCGTTCGGGTCAGTGCTACTAATCTTGATTGCCACGTTAAATATCAGTATGGTCGCCGAGGAAAAACTCTCATCGAAGGGTCGAAAACATCCGAGCCCGTTTCGATAGATGTGGCCAGAAGTCTGTTCAATGAAATCGTGAACGCAAAGATTCATAAAGGTTATAAATAATGCGAATCGTAGCAATGAGCGATACCCACGAGTATCATAATAGACTCCAGGTTCCCGATGGTGACCTCCTGATCCATGCTGGTGACTTCAGCATGAGGGCCAAGCACCACGACCTTATTCAATTTGCTCAGTGGTTCAAGGCACTCCCTCATAAGCACAAGATTTTCGTACCGGGCAACCACGACATGATCTGCGAGACTGATCCGCATTGGGCTCGCCAAGAGTTGGGTGGGGTGATCTATCTGGACCATAGTGTGACTGGAAGGGTTGAAGGTTATCGTATCTTTGGGTCTCCCTATACGCAAGCCATCTATGACCCGTCACCGTGGTTCTTTGATTATCAACAAGGTCCTCGTTCCAAGGAACTATGGGAAAAGATTCCCGATGGCATCGACATTTTGATCACCCACGGACCCCCGAAGGGTATCATGGACCTCGTGGATGACCCACACCCAGGTGACACGACGAACGTGGGTGATGTGAACCTCCTGTATCGTGTTCATGAGGTGAAGCCTAAGGTCCATATTTTTGGTCACATCCACGAGGGCTACGGTTCCTACATTCGTGACCATCTGGATACCAAGTTCTATAATGTTTCTGTGTGTGATGGTGATTACAGACCAGTGAACCCTATCACCGTGGTGGACATCTGATGTTTGCTGTTTATCAGGTTACTAACTGTGAACATAAATGATAGGAGAATGCTATGCCCCAGTTTGTTGTCAAGAATCTTGAGACCCAAGTGGTCTCAGAGTTGCCTCTCATGTCATGGGAGCAGCTACAGAAGTTTCTCAGTGAGAACACCAGCTATGAGCCGGTCCTCACAAAGCCCGCGTTCGTCAAGGTGAACTGATGCCTAGCTACGATTTCAAGAACAAGGAAACAGGTGAGGTCTCTGAGTTTACCATGTCCTACAAGGACCTGGAGAAATTTGGGCAGGAGCATCCAGAACTTGAGCAGGTATTCCTGGTCATGAACATCGGTGACCCTGTGCTGCTAGGTGTGAGGAAGGTGCCCAGTGATTTCACCAACCACGTCCTTGCGCCGATTGAAAAGCACTACTTCAAGGGACGCCGAGAGACGCGGTTTGGAACCAGCAAGCAGCAAGTATGAAACCAATTTTTGAAAGTATGCGCGATAGTCCCGATGAGATCACGCGCAAGCGTTTTGAAATCTTACAGAAGATGGACAAGGATGCTGCGTGGATGATTCGTCATGCTCTTGGTTCAAACCACGGATACAAACCCGAGAGTTGTTCCGGTTGTTCGGAAGTAAAAAAATTCTTGCTGGAGCATCCCGAATGATTTTTCAGCGCACCACAGTCCCAGGACTCAATTATCAGTTGCCCGTGCTCACGCGAGCGGGCGCCCGGTACTATGTGACACCCGAGGGCAACAAGTATCCTTCAGCATCCACAATAGCAGGTCTCCTGACTCGTGACGGAATTACAGCCTGGCGTGCCAAGGTCGGCACGGAAACCGCCGATAGAATCTCCAAGCGCGGGGCTGATCGAGGCACCAATGTTCACGCGGTGTGCGAGAGTTATTTGCGGGGCACTCTGACACCCCTTGAGCGACTTGGTATCATGCCAACACTCAAAGAGATGTTTCTGTCGCTTCAAAAAACCTTTGATGCCAATATTTCGGAAGTCTATGCGATTGAGCAACCCCTGTATTCTGATCGACTCAAGATTGCAGGTCGCTGTGATGCGGTAGTGGTTTGGAATAAGCTGTTAGCGATTCTGGACGTGAAAACCGCGAATCGCCACAAACCAGAGGAATGGATTCTGAATTACTTTGTGCAAACCGCTGCCTATGCGGAAATGTTTGAAGAGCGCACGGGTATGCCGATTGATCGAATCGTTCTAGCAACCGCGATAGAGGGTGAATCCCATGCGGTGATTCACAATAGGTCCAAAGCTGAGTATCTGCCCATTCTTGATAAATGTATCGCCCAATATTACAAGGAAAACGGTTCCCAATTTGCCTAGGAGGTCACTTCATGAGACGTGAACTACTACATCTGGTTCGAGTGTTACTGGTCCTAACGTTGCTGGTGGTGTTTCCGCTGGCACAAATTTCAATGTCGGATACCATGGTCTCCCCATCTTCGCCCTACAGCGAGAGTACCAAAGTGATTGACCATACTCCCACACTGCAGGACGAGAAGTGCTTGACACAGGCCATCTACTACGAAGCGGGGAACCAATCGGTTATTGGTAAGGAAGCGGTCGCGTGGGTCGTCTTGAACCGTGTTGGTCGTCGTGGATACCCCAAAACTGTCTGTGGTGTGATTGCTCAGTCGCACAAGGTGGAGTTTATCAAAGTGTGCCAGTTTTCTTTTTGGTGCGAGTCGCGCAGGAAGCCTGAAAGGGTGCTCTGGAACGAATCGCAAGAAATCGCTCATAGGGTCTTGCAAAACATCGGGAATCGTGCTATACTGGATCAGTATGGTGATGCGACCTATTACCATGCGCGTTACGTCCACCCCGCGTGGGCGAAGCATAAGATTCGATTAGGTGTGATAGAGGATCACATTTTTTACAGGGAGCCGCGATGAACATTGAAGA